AGATATTACTTGCGTTTGGTTGTGGATCACAAGGATTTCTCTTTGGAACAAAGAATTGAAGATATATTTGATAGTCATGGGATAGGTTATAACGTGGATTTCGAACAAGAGAATCAACAGGAAAAAGTATACGTTACAGAATGGAGTTTTGGTTTATATGTTGAGAGTACCAGTTAGCGACACGATAGTGTGTACACCGGAACAGTTTGGTGGAGTATGCAGGCAAATATTGTCAGCCTATGAAATCAGTGCAGAAACAGCAGTTCGAGAAGGTATAAAAAAAGTAACGTTAGAAACCAAAAAAATTGTTAGGGTATCGGGTCCTTATAAAGATTTAAAAGGATTTTACCGAAGAGACCTAGCACATAAATACGAGGGTGCCGGTGATGAGTTCACCGGCATTGTTTATAACAAAGGACCTCATGTTGGTTTAGGGCATCTGTTAGAACATGGACACAGGATAGCGAACCAACATGGATTTACAGGTGGTTCAACCAAAGCTTACAGACATTGGTTGAATGGACAAAGATATGTTGATGAAAACGCAGTCAACATAATCATCAGATATTTATAGAAAGGCAGATATTATGGCAGATAACAATAAAGTGAGATTCGGATTTAAATCCGTTTATTATTCAATCATCACAGAAACAGCAGATACTATTACTTACGGAGAACCAAAGAAATGGCCGGGGGCACGTAGTATTACAATGGATCCAGACGGAGATAGTGGAAGCACATACTATGCAGACGATATTGCATACTTCACTAGTTCTAATGTAAATGGTTATTCCGGTAGTTTGACTATGGCATATTTACCAGAGCAGATTCAGAAAGATATTTTTGGATACATTGAAACGACAGACGGAATGTTAGCAGAAGATGCAAATGCAAACGTAGTACCGGTCGCTTTGCTGTATGAATGCAACGGAGATAAGAACCAGGTACGACATACAATGTACAAGGTTGTGTTCTCTAGACCTAGCTTTGAAGCAAACACTAAAGAGGATTCTATTTCACCGGATGAAATCAGTATGGATTATACCTCTGTACCGGTTGCAGATGATTCAGACCATGCGTGGACAAAATCTTCTTGTCCAAAGGGCGCTGCAGCATATAACACATTCTTTGAAACTGCACCACACTTACCTGCAGTACAAGAAATAGGTGGATAACAATTGACAGGGATTGATGTACTTCAATCCCTTTTATTTTTTAATTAATTTAATTAAATAAAGGAGATAACATGGAAACTACATTAGTAATTGATAACAAAGAATATAAAGCAGTATACAGTGGTAAGACTGCTCGATTATACAGAGAAAACTTTAATTCGGATTTGATGATAGATATCCAAGAAGCACAGTTGAGATATCAAGATGCTTTACGTTATCACGTCCAAGAAGGCATAGAATTAAACGAAGCAGAAATGAGCGTTATTGTCATTAAGAATATCGGAGAAGATCTGTTATGCAAAATGACATGGGCGAGCATTCAAGCAGGTGGAAACAAAGGTATGAAAGCATACACAACATTCATTGACAAAGTTGAAGATTACAACGGATTCATTGAACAAGCTATGGACTGGTTCGGTTTCGTAGTAAATGGTGGACAGCCGATTGTTCAGCCTGATGAAGATATCAAAGAAGAAGCAGAAGAAGAATCATCAAAAAAAAATTGAGTTTCTCAAGACTTTTTATGCTTATGAAGACACTAGGCTATTCATTGAATGAAATTGATGAAATGGGAATCGGTTTCATGCAGGATATCTTACTTGAAAAAATGAATGATTCTAACAGAGCCAAAAAGAAAAAGTCAGAACCAAAGAAAGTAAGGGTAAGAGATGCAACGCAGAGAGATATGGATAGACTGGCAGGCTTACTCTAAAAGGAGTGATTAAATGGCATATTCAGTAAAAGGAATTTCTATCAAGATTGGTGCAGATACCACCGAATTCTCAAAAGGAATAAAAAAGATTAAAAATGAAGTCGCAGGCATTGACAGTACAATGCGTGATTTCAAAAAATCTTATTCTTTTAATAAAGACTTAGGAAATTCTTTTAAAAACTTATCTATCAACCAAGCGTTGGTTGCTGATAAATTTAAAAATCTAAAAAAACAACAGTCGTTATGGGGTGAAGGACTAAGGGCAGCCGAAAGCAATTTGAAGAAGTACAACACGAAATTATCGGATGCAAGAAACGAAGTAGCCCGTCTTGAAAACGCAATGAAGACAGGTACAGGAAGTACCAAAGAAAATGCTGCAGCACTCGAACAAGCTAAAGAAAAAGTAGCAAAATACGAGAAGTCAGTAGAGAACAGTGAAAGACAGGTTCTAAAATTTAGAGCCGGTGTACAGGGCTTGACCAATCAGATGAAAGGATTAAGCACTGAATTTATTTCTACTAATAACGCAGTCTTGAAACAGTACGCAACGTTAAAGCGTGTTAGCAGTTTAACAGATAAGCTGGCAAGCGCAACAAAATGGTTAAGTATTGGAAGTGCTGCAACAATTGCAGCATCAATCGCAACTACAATGTCGTATGAAGATGCGTGGGCAGGTGTACTGAAAACAGTAGAAGGAACTCCACAACAATTAGAACGTGTAAACAATGGTCTGAAACAATTGGCAACAACAACAGCTAGCAGTTATCCCGAAATAGCTAAATTCGCTGAATTAGGTGGACAAATGGGTATCGCAACAGATTCTATTGTTGGTTTTACTAAAACTATCACAATGCTTAACGATACAACAAACTTATTAGGTGAAGAAGGCGCACAGCAGATAGCCAAGTTTGCTAACATCATGGCAGGCTCGCAGGGACAGACCAACGAATACTTTGAAAGATTAGGATCTACAATCGTAGATTTAGGTAATAACTTTGCAACGACAGAAAATGACATTATGACAATGTCAATGCGTATTGCTCCAATGGCTAAAGTAATTGGATTGACAGAACAAGAAGTACTAGCTTTATCTACTGCTTTAAGTTCTGTTGGTATGAAAGCTAATGCCGGTGGTGGTGCTATGTCCAAGTGGTTGGGCAACATCAACACAATGGTAGCAACAGGATCTGAAGATTTGCAGAAATGGGCTAATGTAGCCGGTATGAGCGCAGAGGAATTTACGCAGGCATGGCAAACAAATCCTATGCAGGCTTTCCAAACGTTTATTCATGGTTTAGGAAAGTATGGAAACGAAGGAAGCAAGATCCTTGCAGAACTAGGGGTAAACGAAATCAGAGCAAGCCAAGCATTTTTAGCGTTGGCATCCAATTCTGACATTTTAGATAGTGCATTAGCGAAGTCAAACGGAGCGTGGGCAGAGAACACTGCTATGGTAAACGAAGCGCAGAAACGTTACGGAACAATGAAGTCACAGGCTATACAGACATTCAATGCAATCAAAAATTCTGCTGCTGATTTAGGGTCCAGATTTGCTCCATACATCAAGAACATATTAAGTGCATTAAAGAGTTTAGCAGACGGATATAACAGCTTGAGCGACAGTCAAAAAGATTTTGTTGCTAAAGCGTTATTGATTAGTACTGCAGTCAGCCCGGTAAATAAAGTAATCAGTAAATTAAGTGGTGGATTTGCAGGACTGATTGGAAAAATTGGAAGCACTGCTATGTCTTTTGAAGCATCTGCATCTGGCATTGAAGCTTTTGCAGGTGGTTCTACAATGGCATCTAAAGGCCTTACTTTAATGAGCAAAGGATTAACAACAGTACAAGGTGCTGTAGTTCCTGTAACTGCAGGCATTGTGGCTTTAGTGGCTGTTTACGGAACTTTAATCGGTAAATATAAAGAAGCACAGCAAGCCATAAGAGAAGAACTGATACAGAAAGATGCTGATTTTGAAGCAACAGTTAGATTAACGGAAGCATACGGAGAATGGAAAACCAATCTAGAATCTACAATTTCAGAAGCAGATGATATGGTTGCTTCTTATAAAGCAAACGCTAGAACTGCTGATATCTTGATTGATAAAATCGGTCAGTTAAACGGAAAAGAAAAACTAAACGCAAGCCAAAAAGCGTTATTGAAAGAGTATGTAGATCAATTAAATTCAATTTATCCGGATCTAGCACTAAAGATTGATGAAACAACAGGCAAGCTCACAGAAGAAAGTGGTGTTATCGGTGGTAATACACAGAAACTCCAAGAAAACGTTGAGAAGTGGAAAGAGTTAGCAGAAGCACAAGCTTATGTTAATGCTTTGAAAAAATATATTGAAGCACAGGCAGAAGCGCAGATAGAGGTAGAAGCATTACAGCAACAATACGATAGTTTACAGACCAAAATCGAGGACATGTACAACTATGCCGGGCAACATCCGGATCTATTACCAAAAGACCATTATCAGAAAATCCAAGCATTGCAGGATGAACAAGATGAAGTAAATGCTAAGCTTAAAGAATCAAAGAAAACGCTAAGCGAAATAGACAAACAAGTTGATGTAGCAACAGACAAAGTAGAAAATAGCCAAACAGCGCAAAAGGTTCAACAAGATTTGAAAAAAATATCTGATGCAGCCAAAAAGTACGGAGCAGAAATCCCAAAAGGATTAGAAGAAAGCATTTCTAAGGGAAAAGTGAATGTTGATACTGCTATCGAAAACATGGCAGATTTAAAAGCTTTCCAAGATAGAGCGTTGGCAGAATGTAACGTTACAGGCGCACAGATTCCACAATGGTTAGCAGAAGGCATTTTAAGTGGACAGTATTCAGTTGATGAAGCTATGGAAATGTTGAAAGCATCCTTATCAGATGATTCTATCGGCATTGAGGGTGCAGACAGTATATCCGATAACTTCAATAACAGATTGAAAATGAATCTAGGTAAAGTGGATATTGACAACTTACCTGCATTAGACAAATTGCAGACAAGCCCTCAAATTGAGAAAGCTGCAACAGGAGTTGGAACAGCCTTTACTTCTTTTTTAAGTAAATCATTAAATGGTTCTACAAATGCCAGTAAAAATACAAACAAGAACATTGTGGGTGCTTTAAGCTCCAACAAAGACCAAGTACAAAAAGCCGGTCAAGGTATCGGTGTTGTATTTACTACTGCTTTGAATAACGCTGCAAAGCAGGCTCCTATCTACATGAAACAGGTATCTAATACTACAGGTGTTAATGCCGGTTATGGTTCTGGTGGTGCAACAAGTGGTGGTAGAAGCATTGGTGCAGGATTCATGACATTCTCACCGATTATCTCTAAAGCCGGTGGAATAATGCGTAGACAATCTCAATCTGTTGGTGGACAAGCTGCATCCGGTGCCGGGTTAGCTAGATCCGGTGGTATGTATTTGGGTAATGCTTTTTTATCCGGTCTGCAGGGAGCCCTAGCAAGAGCAAATGCTATTGTACGTAGTTACGTATCAAGTATGCGTTCGGACTTATCGGTAGCGACACAGTTAGCGAA